TCCTTTCATGAACGAAGGGTTTGTACGAGGGAAGCCCTTTACAGGGGATCGCGAGGATATAGTGCGCGTCAGGCTTTTCCAAGAGCCGCCAGAGACGTTTGCCGACATAGAGATAGAACTACTCCAGGATGATAACATAACAGAACCCTGGCGCGAGGCTTGGTTAAACTCGGTCGGGGAGACTAAAATCGCCGAGGGGTTCGGTACATCAGGAGAGCAGCCGCACCCGAAATCGACTGGTATTGATTACGTCGTTGGGGGGACTTCTGGTGCAAGAACATACACAGTCGGAGAGTATGTAAATCAGTCTGGAGGACACGATGAAATAATAAGTGGTAAGCCCATGTACACGGTTACAATGGCAGCTCCTCCGATGTCAACGACAGACACGACCCCGCAGGGACACGTAGCGGAGGACTGGTACTGGCAACATGATGCTACGCCGCCCCATAATGTAGCGGTTAACTTCGACCTCTCTAACCTTGGAAACAAGATGGACATCCCCATCACCGAGGGTGGTCATGTAATGGACAGACCCCCGTTCGGAAGGGTGTATGGAAGTCTAGCGAGAACGTCCAAATATAGCACTGGGCAGAGGCATATGGATCTACTCGACACCTCGGGTAGAAGTGTCCCCTCTAACGAGACCATTCTTCTTCAGGCTATTAATCATTATATGGAGTCTTCCAGCGAAGGAGGGGCCCTTGGCACAGATATAATCGACTGGTATAAGGATAGGGGTGAAGACCCCCTTGATAAGTCGCTTTATTCTGCCTCGTCCCTGGTTAATATACGTTTGGGGATGGGCTGGGAGAACTGGAATGAATCTGTTCTGAGTACTGCAGTATCCGAGGGAAGGGTTAGGCTTGTTGCTACTGATAAACCCTCAATCAGTGTTACCCATCAACAACTTGGAATGATCGAGAAAGAGCACTCTGTCTACACTGATCAACCAAATTGGGATATTGAGTTTATGGTCCCTCGCACTCCGATTACGGAGGAGACAGGTACATCGGATACCTGGGTCAAGTTAAAGACCACCCGAGCCGGGTTTACTGATGCTGTCAAGCAATTAACTGACCTGTACCAATACGGAACCAGGACATATTTAAGCCGATCTCCTGCGGTTTCAAGGACGGCTTTGGATGCGCTTAAGACTATCAACAAGGTTATTACCCCAGCCTCGTATGAGAATAAGGCCAGAGGCGACCTACTGGACATCTTTGCCCAGGTAAGACAAGACCTTACTGGCCCAAGACTCCCGGAAGGCAGAGTTATAGAGATGAGGAACACCGGGGGCTACAACCCCGTAGAGTGGGATTCATACTACAATTTCTCTCCCTTGACACCGTACGTTGAACAGCAGTACCGCTTCGTTGCGACGTCAGCGATGAAAAAAGCAATGGAGTACGCTAACGAGTTTGGTTGGAAGGGTAAGCCTCTCGCTGAATGGTCAGAGCAACCAGAGCTTGACAACCTTTCAGAAGACCCTGGTTGGATGCGTGTTGCGCGTGATCTATTCCGTGATCCCCAGGATGAATGGGATGCTGGTACTCCAGATTCTATCTTAAACAGGGAGGCCGTAAGGAACTTTGAGCGCTTTTGGTCACGCGCCAGTGACTGGCACGTCTCTTGGGGAAACGAGTTATCTGGGTTCGACGAGGGTGCTCCGCGAGCCGACTCTCAGATGAGAACATACAGAGATCTCAGCGAGGCTACCGAATTTGCTCGAACCAAGTTGAGAGACGATCTTGAGGAGTATTTCCCACAGGAGGTTGTCAATCTTGGAGGAGGGGAGTTTGATCCACAGTGGAGTCAGTATACAACCCGTCATGGTCGTTGGATTGCTGACATCCAGGGTGGAACAGAGAAACCGCGAGAGGTTCTTATCACTGTAGGTAGTGGTGAAGAGGGACAGCACGACGCTTTGTATTACAACTGGGACGCTGCTACGGATGAGTTTGATGATGAGGGGGCTGATGTAAGATCAGCCTACTTCGGCACTAGACGACTTCCTCCAATGCTTGGCGAACACCCTATTGATTCCGCTGATGCCAAGATGTGGGAACAGGCCGGTCATCCGCTTCCCGAGAAGTTTGTACCCAGGAGGTATGTGGAGGGAGTTGAATTCGGTGGTAAGCAGTACCCACCTATCTATAAACAGATGGGGCACTGGGCTGCGGCAGGGCAGGATTTACCAGGAGAGCACAGCCTGATCGCAAGTATGCTCACCACAGAAGCAGAGTACAATCCCATTGAAAGACCTGACTGGAAGCCTACAGGGGCAATAAAAGAGCTTTTTATCGGCGAGATGCAGGGGGATGTTCATCAGTTTGGCAGTGCTTATGGTTACGGCAGGGTGGGTCAGGACATTGAAGACCCAAGCTCGCCCGAGCCGACTCTCGATAGGCTCCAGAGACGCGATCCGTTTGCCGTTGAAGCAATGCGGAGAACTGCTCACGATCTGGGAGAGCTTGCATACCATGACACCCTTTTAAGATCCGGCGATATCGGACGCCCCTACAGACTAGCACCTGGAGGCTACGAGCGTCAGCGTAATCAGCCTCTTTTACCCAGAATGGAACCGTCATCCTGGGCTGGTAACGCCCTGGTAGAGGCTGTGAGGTTTGCCCTAGAGAACAACTACGACTACGTCGTGTGGCCGGTAGGGGAAGAAATAGTCAACAAGTGGTCGGGAACAGAGGACGTAGGCTCAGGAAAGAAAAAGATCTATGATGCCTATATGCCCAAAACAGCTCGACAGGTGCTTGGAGTTCCTGTAGAGGTTGGTCCACACGCGAACAGAGCCAACAAGATGATGATGCGGATTCCAATCGGAGACCCTGAGGTAAAGAAGATACTTATGGAATTCTTTAAGAAACAAGGAATACCTACATTTTCACAGGTAGAACAACAGAGACAAGCAGCGTATGCCTAAAGAAGCAGTTTCAGAAGAAGCACTCGTAGCCAGAATACAGAATGAGATCACAGATTCTCTTGGTTATGGGGACGAGATCTCAAAGCAGCGCGAGACTGCTATGGAGTACTACTATGGTCTTCCATTTGGTAATGAGATAGATGGGCGTTCGCAATTTGTAGACTCCACCGTCCAGGACACAATCGAGTGGATTAAGCCTTCCCTAATGAGGGTGTTTGCCTCTGGCGACGACATGGTTAAGTTTGCCCCAGTAGGCCCGGAAGACGTGGACATGGCGAAGCAGGCTACGGATTATGTAAACTACGTCTTTACGAAGGCTAATCCAGGGTGGGAGATACTTTATAACTGGTTTACCGATGCCCTTCTTTCCAAGAATGGGATCGTCAAGGTATGGTGGAATGAGGAAGAGGAGTGGAACCGGGAAGAGTACAATGATCTTACAGAGCTAGAGCTTGATGCCCTGTTAGCAGAGGAAGGCGTTGAGGTTATTGCTCACAGTCCTCACATTGTCTCAAATATGGACGACATGACCGGGGAGTATACATCTGAAAAGCTTCACAACATAGTCATTAAGAGGTTAAACTCGAACGGGAAGGTAAGCATAGAGAACGTTCCCCCCTCCGAGTTCCTGATCAACAGGGAATCCAAAAGCATACAGGATGCTCGCTTTGTATGCCATCGCGTAAGGAAGACCCTTTCCGAGTTAAGGGAAATGGGCTATGATGTAGATGCTGACGAGCTTGGTATAGGGGACGACACCGCGCAGGCTTTTTCTGGAGAGCGTCAGGCTAGGTACGACTTTGATATGTCCTCCTCTGCTGATGTTGGATGGGGGCCAAGTGAGCTTGAGGAATCACTTCGTATATATTGGTTACACGAGAACTATATCAGGACAGATTACGATGGGGATGGAATAGCAGAACTCAGAAAGGTCTGCACAGTCGGGAGCACAGTTCTAGCCAATGAGCCGATAGACTCGATTCCGTTTATATCGCTCTGCCCCATTAGGATACCACACAAGTTTTTCGGCCTATCGGTTGCTGATCAGGTTTCATCGCTTCAGCTCATAAAGAGCACCCTGATGCGTAACCTGATGGACAATATGTACAATCAAAACTTTGGCCGTTACGCAGTTCTTGAAGGGCAAGCAAACCTCGATGATCTGCTAACGCAAAGACCGGGAGGGGTAGTCAGGGTCAAATCCCCCAACGCTGTTACGCCTCTGGCTACTCCCTCTCTTCAACCTTATTCTTTCCAGATGCTTGAGTATCTGGATGGTATAAGGGAGTCTCGCTCCGGTGTATCAAAGAATACTCAGGGGTTGAATGATAACGCATTAACATCCCATACAACGGCTTCAGCAGTGGCCCAGGTTATGACAGCCGCTCAACAGCGTGTTGAACTGATAGCCCGGAACTTCGCAGAGACCGGAGTTAAGGAGTTAATGATTGTCATTTATGAACTGCTCCAGAAAAACCAGGATCGCGAGACAGTTATAAACATCCGGGGGGAATGGATACCTATTAACCCTTCTTCCTGGAAAGAGAAATACGACTGCACCGTATCTGTTGGCCTTGGGCATGGAAACAGGGATCAACAGCTTATGCACTTGTCACAGCTCATACAATTCGCCACACAGGCCCTTAGTGGTGGCCTGGGTATAGTGAACGAGCAGAACTTGTACAACATTGGTGCACAGGTTGTCAGGAACATGGGATTCGTCAACGTACAAGATTTCTTAACCGACCCATCGCAGCAGCAGGAGCCTAATGCTAAAGAACAAGCAATGGCCTCCGAGTCGCAGATCAAGCAGAAGGAGTTGGAGATAAAGATGGCCGAGAGGCAGATAAAGGCCCAGAAACTACAGTTAGAGCAGGTGGCTCTACAGGTAGAAACGCAGCTTAAGGTTGCAGAGCTTAAACTCGAGGCCGAACAGAAAAGGCCAGTGGCTATAGGAGCAACATAATGGCAGTTACGAAAGTAGCGAATGGTTATCAGGCGACCTACGGAGGCAAGACGAGGTTATTTAAGACCAAAAAGTCAGCGGAGGATTGGGCCAAAACCTACAATGTAGCCTCTCGCAAGGGTAAGCCACGTCCTAAAAAAGGAGGGGGGAAACGACGCCTTGTCTGACGAAAGAAGAGAGGAACACGCCAAGCGCCTCCTCAAAGATGAGCTTTTAAACGAGGCTTTTGATGTGTTGAAACAAGATTTAATGAGCCGTTGGGATCACAGTGGCTCGAATGAATCCGAGGCCAGAGAGGCAATCTGGCTCGCGATGAGACTGCTTGACAAGGTACAAGGTCATATAGAGTCCATAGTTGAAACTGGGCACATGAACAAGATACTAGATAAGCAACACCCATTTATTTAAGGAGAAACAAAAAATGGCGGATACGCAAAGTGCTGTAGTGAAGAGTGGTTACGGCGAAGCCCCGCACGTAGTAAGCGATGATAATAGTATGCAGGAAGCAGAAGAGGCAATCCTGAAGATGCTGGTCCCGGAAACGGAAACACCAGAATCTGAGGAAGCCAAACCTACGGAAGAGGAAGAGTCTCAACCTGAAGAGGAAGACAAATCATTGGAAGAGGAGCCTGAAGAGTCAGAGGAAGACGGCGACGAAGGCACTGATAATCGCGCAGAAGAAGGAGAGGATTTATATGCTGTCACAATAAATGGTGAGGAGCATACAATACCCCTCGACGAGCTTCTGAAAGGGTATTCGCGACAATCAGATTATACCCGCAAAACGCAAGATATTTCTGAACAAAAGAAAGAGATGGCATCTTACAAAGAAAAGCTAGATGCCGAGATCAATCAAATTCAGACTGAACGCGCACAGTACGTTAATGCACTACAACAACATATGGATAGTGCGTTGAGTTCACTCAAGAACTACGATTCGATTAATTGGGAGGAACTTCGGCAGCTCGACCCTATAGAGTACATGACTAAAAAGGAAGAGGTGCGGGAGCAACGAGAAAAAATCGAGGTAGCTAAAGAAACGCAGAAAGCGGCGATGGCAAAGGCTCAAGAAGAGCACAGTCGTCAGTTTTCTGAGACAGTCCGTGAGGAACAAACCAAACTAGTCGAAAAACTACCCGCATGGGGCGATCCAGATAAGAGGCAGAGTATCGCCACTGATTTGAGATCATACGCCATTGATAACGGGTTCAGTCACGACGAGTTGGATCTCCTCAATGACCACAGGGCGTTTATTGTGCTATACAAAGCTATGCAGCACGATAACCGACAGAAAGCCAACCCTAGCGCCAAGAAGGTTAGAAACAAACCTCGCGTCATTAGGTCAGGCACTCCTGAATCGAAGGAAGCAAGAGGAGCATCAAAACGTACGAAATCAATGAAGCGTCTTCTAGAAACAGGCCATGTTGATGATGCGGCTGCTATTCTGGAAGATATGTTTAATTCCTAATAGGAGAAAAATAAAATGGCAATTGCTACAAATACGTCACTGACTTATAGTTCAGTGGCGATACGCGAAGACTTGTCTGATGTGATTTATAATATCGCTCCAATGGATACACCCTTCCTGTCTGGTTGCGCCAAAATGAGTGCTGACAACACAAAATTTGAGTGGCAAGTAGATTCGATAACAGCAGGTGCTGCTAATCGCCAGTTAGAAGGCGATGACTCACCTGATGCTACGGCAAGGTCACTTCCAACGCGACTCGATAATTACACCCAGATAAGTAGATACATCGCCCAAACCTCCGGAACGGATGATGCGGTCGACTACGCCGGACACGGCAAACATCAAGCCTACCAGTTGGCTAAACTCGGAAAGCGTATGAAGAGGGACATGGAAGTCATGCTCACTCAGAATATCGTAAAAGCCGCAGGTGATTCTACAAATGGTAGAGCAACCGCAGGTATTCCTGCATGGCTCAATACTGCCCATGTGGCAGGTGGGTCTGGTGGTTCGGCTTCTGCCGGTAGCCTCGGTACTACGGCTTTGGTCAATAATACATCGACCGCTGCCTGTAGTGAAGCCAACATCAAAGCAACCATTAAGGAA